TAGGATCAGGCACTGGATCTGGAGTAGGTGGAGAAGTTACATTGGTCTCAGCATTAAGTGCATCAAAAGGATTTGGCCCAGGAGGTGTCATACTATAATCAGTTACGCCTGCTGCTTCAGCTGCTTGTGGGCTACCGTACACAGTACCATCTGGTCCATACACTGCTACCTGTAAGCCTGCAACAGGCCCTGCGTCTGGTGGATTTAGCCTATCAAAACCACCTGCGCCAACCTCAGTTGCAATATTTCCAAAATCTACACCTTGGTTTATACCACCTTGAATACCACCACTAGGTATGTTTGATAAAAAACCAGGAGGTGGAGCTACGCCTGGACCTTGAGGTATTGGATCACCTAGATCAGCCAACTGATCATATATTGTGCCTCCACCAGGTAACTGTTTTGCAAAATCACGAGGATCTGGTTTATTAGATTTAAAACCTACGTCAAAATCTTCTGGCGGCAATTGTTGTATCGAACCGATTGGCTCTAGTTGTGGCGGTCTTATAGGCCCTTGAATTGGAGCGTCTATAGGTAAACCTGTTCCAACTCCTCCTCCTCCATCATCAAAACCACCACCAGGACCTCCGATTGATATTGGCGGTTGAGGTCTTTCTGATATTAATTGTTGTATGAATGGTAGTTGTTCTATTTGTTTTGGTGGGGGCGGTGGTACAGGTAACGGTCTTGCTATTGGTAACTCATTTGTATCTGTTGGTGGTATAAACGGTATTGATGGGCCAACAGGCAAAGCAGATGATATACCTCCACCAGGACCGCCTATAGATATAGGAGGTAGTGGCCTACCGATACTCGGTGGTCTTATTGGTACTGGCACTTCGGGTATAGGTCTTGCAGGTCGTATGCCACTAGGAGGTGCAACTGGCCTACCAATTGATATTGGGCGTGGTCTACCGCTAGTAATCGGTCTTAATCTTGGGTCATCACCTCGAACAGGTCTGCCAATAGGCATAGGCATGGGTCTAACAGGTCTGCCAATTGAAATAGGGGGTGTCGGTCTGCCTCTTATCGGTCTAAAGGGTACACCTCTACCTACGGGTAGAGCTCTTGCATTACCACCTCGATTTCTCTGTGCAAGTAATCTACGTAAACTCATTACACTCTCCCAATATCGTTATATTGCTCAAACATTTTCATAAGTCTATCCATGTTTCTTGCACCTTTTTGTCTGTCAGGTTTACCACTTGGCATTATTTCAATGCCAGTTTCTGTTTTTGTGACCTTAAATCCACCTAGACCATTGTTAGCTGCAGATGTCATTACAAATTCGCCATCACTGAGCATTGCAGGTATGTCATCACTTGTGCCTGTACCTGGGCCTATTGATGGGCCACCCATACGCATATCTAATTCTTGTAATCCACCCATGGCTGCAGGTTTTCTAATGCCTAGATCGAAACCCTGAAAGGTTGGTTGTGGCATAAGATCTGGTCTGATTGATTGTCTTATATCTTTAAGTCCACCCTCTTTCTTTTTAAAATCTTCTTTTACTGCTTTACCGTACAATGCAGCTAAAGCCATCAACCCAGCGTTGCCACCAAATCCACCTCCATCTCCACTGCCAAAAAAGTCACCTATTTTTCCAGGCAATGTTGCTGACCCTTGTTCTGCTTCAGCTTGAGCAATTGCAGCAGCTTTTTCTTCATCTGTCATAGCTTGTATTTGTTCATCTGTATAACCATATTGCTCTAAAGCGGCAGATCTACCACCAAATCCAAACTGATCACCAATAGTTTTTATAATTTGTGGCGTGCTTCCAACATCATCTGGATCTCTTTTAAATAAATTTCCTGCTATTCCTTTAAGACCTTCTCTGAATTTGCCACTTGCTCCAAAAAATTTACCTGAAGTTGCTTTACTTGCACCTTTACCTAATATCTTACCTAAAGGTCCAGCTCCACCTATGCCAGCAATGCCGAGTCCAATTGCAGCTATAGGTGCAACTTTTTTTACTACTTTTTTTAGACTTTTACCTAATTTTTTTAGAAATCCAAACTCAGCCATACCTGTTATTGGGTTGATTGACATACCTTGACCTACAGTATATTCATTCGGATCAAGCCCTACAGCCATCATTTCTTGTTGTATTATTTGTTGAGTTTGTGGAGAAATAACTGGTGGTACTACCATCTCCCCTGGTGCTACGTGGGCAAGCATTGTATCTTCCCCTCTGCCTAGACCTGCTATACCGCCTGGATTATTCATTTCATTCATGCTCAAATCATTCCTCGTTACATGTTAACCAAAATACCAAAAGGTATCTATCTCCTGATTCTACTGCTAGCCCTCTATGCATATGCGTAAAACTAGGAAAAATTAGAGCGTGGCCTGTAGGTAATGGCTCGACTGTACCACGTTTTAAAAACTCAGTTCCGCCACCTTTGTACTTCCCTGTGTTCAAAGGAACTACCATACTTATATCAGCGCTTGCATCATGATGCCAAGCACCTTGTTTTTTATCCTTTAAATTATAGTTAGCTATTTGGATTCCGCCCCCATCTACATGCCTATTCCAAATATTTAAAAATATAGGATTTCCAATAGTATATATCGTTTGCATTAAAGATTGAAATATTTGTGGACAATTATCTTGAAACGTTATTTCTGGTATTTGTCGTAGATCATCCTCTTCTGGGTTAGGATTAAAGCCAAAATGTGTTTCCAAATGTTTCATTTCATCCATTAATATCTGACAAAACTTCTCTGAAAAAAAAGGCACGGTGTAAACATCCTTTAACGGTTCTTCTATAATTTTGTCTAAGGGTGTTGATTTTGGCGATTTTGTGCCACTTTCTTGGTAAAAATCTACTATTGGGTTTATAGAGTCTTTGACTGCAGCAAAAGTTTCTTTGTTTATATACCAATCACTTGGATAGGTGAGTAGTAGGTTTTTTGGTTGATAAATAAGGTTTTCAGCTACGTTTATCATAACTCTATGGTTGTTGCTCCTGCTATCTTGATAGTTACTGTGCCAACATCTGATGTCATTTCAAAACCTTTAGCTAATGTTCTAGCGCCTATGTCTACCCATTTGTTACCTGTGTAGACTTGTAAAACCCCAACTGTGGTATTCCAAATAATGCTACCTGCGTTAAACTGTAAAGTGTTTTTTTCTGCGTCAGATATCTGCCTAACATTATCAAGATCCACTGCACCCAAATTAATTTCTAAAATACGGACTAATCTATTAAAAATATCAGATGAAACGGTGTCAGTAGCTAGTGGTAGTTGAGTTTGTAAAATCTTACTCATCTTTTACCATCTGGTTTTATGTCTATCCTCGTGGCTCCTAATCTCCATCCTATTGATAAATTACCATTGTTAGATGCATCGTCATCGGATTCAAAACGCAAAGCTATTTGTCTTGAACGACTACGCACAAAGACTTGTTGAGTTGTTGCTGATATGGCATTTGTAGAATTTGTGGTAAGAGAGTCGCCAGGAAAGTTTCTTGTTTTCAAAACAATGTTTACATTACCATTGTTATCATCTTGTATAAATTTGTAATCTGGTATTATTCTTTTTAAAAAACTAAACTGGTCGCCATCACCTATATCCATATCAGAGCTTTCTATAAACACATTTGTCATAGGAGATCCATCGTCATTAAAACCGACTTCTTGTTTAAATAACAAACTATCTCCTGTAGCTCTTGGGTAATTCTCTATACCAGAATCAAGCCAAGCAGTCCTGACTAACTGCCCATAAAACCATAATTTTTCTACATAGTTATAGATTACATATCTGTCTATTTCGCTTGATGAGCTTGAACAATAGAACCACCCTATTTCACTTTTATCTTTTATGGTAAAAGCATGTATTTTAAAAGATTGTGTTAGGTTAATATCATTAAAAACATAGTTATGCACCGAACAAGGTAATGTTTGTACTGAACCGTTGTAGACATAGAAATTGTTGTAACTCATCCAAAAAACGCCACTAGGGGCTGTTGTTGCAGCTTTAGGCCCAACAAGACCAGTTCCTTCGTTAATGAGGTTTATACCAAAAGTAAAAGGCGGCCCTATAAACTGCATACTGTAAAGAGCAGTATCTGTCCAAATTAAAGTTTCTTGTCTTGCTTTGACACCACCAATTATGGAGGAGCCGCTTGACAACCTAAGTGAACCTGCAGTGTTCGTTGTCAAGGGCTCAAAATCTAACTCATTTTCTTGATCACTAAAAGCCACTAACATAGGATCTATCGTTCCTGTTCTTGAAGATCCAGATATGGGATCTGCACCTAAAACAATCAAATGCCTATCTTTTTCTGATGTTAATACTTGTAGTGCTTTTGTTGGTACAAGGTTTGCTCCAGAGATAGCTGATAGTTCAACTGCTCTCGTGGTCAAACCACCAGACTCAAGCCATCTGAATATGCCACCATTACGCTGATTTATAATTAAGTTTTCACCAAAGTTGTCATGTGTCCATAAACGCAGTTGGTTTGTGTCTGATAAAGCTGCAGCTTGTCCAAACGCACCTATACCCCAACCGTTAAGACCCCAGCCTGTGCCAGGAACATAAACATCCAAGCCAACATTTACTTGATATGCACCTACGACTGAAGATCCACCATTACCAGTATCAGAAGAGTTTGCTGTTACTGTTGTACCACTGGTGTCTTTAGCTTCAATCGTATAACTGTTTGCATTTACCACAGTAGCTACTTGATATTCTTGATTTAGAACTGCTGCTGTGATATTACCACCAAGCGAAGATGCGCCACTGAAAGTTACAAAATCGTTTTGCACTGCACCATGAGCAGTATCTGCTACTGTAATCGTAGCATCTCCATTACTAGCAGAGAAAGTTACATCGCCAGCTGACGTTGTTGATCTTATAGGTGTAATGTCATTAAAAGAACCACCTGATTCAATGTAATACTTAAGATGGCTACCCAAACCTAAGTATTTAGATCCCTCCAGTGATATCCAAGGGTGTAATGCTCTAACTGAGCCTAAATATGTATTTGGAGTTAGTTTTTCCCAACCCCCAAACTTTTCT